TGACAGTCATATCGTATTCGACCTTTAGATCTTCCAAACCTTTAATCAATCGGCGTTGAATATATCCAGTTTGAGATGTTTTAACAGCAGTATCAATCAAACCAACACGACCACCCATTGCGTGGAAGAATAATTCGTCTGGTGTAAGTCCAGAAATAAACGAACTTTCTACGAAACCACGCGCCTTTGGCGAATCATCGAACTTGGTATAGTGAGGCAATGTTCTGTTTTCAAATCCATATGGAATACGCTTTCCATCAACGGTTTGTTGACCCAAACAAGAAATCATTTGTGAAATGTTGATATCACCCCCCTTTGAACCGGCATTGACCATGATGACAAAACGATTGCTCTTCTCCAAACTTTTGCGTCCAATCTTACCAGCCTCATTGGTCGCATTATTCAAGATATTTGTAACTTGTGTTTCGAATTCCTCTTCATTTGACTTGCCAGTTTTATTCTCGAAAATACCAAGATGTGTCTGGTCAATTAAATTCTTCACCTCCTTCTTCTTGGAAGTAATAGTCTGCGCAATTTTCTCATTTGTTTCCTTGTCAGCAATCAAATCGCTAATACCGACGCTGAATGCGCTAGTCTTCATGTATTCGGTTACTATGTTTTGTAAATTATCTACGAAATCAGCGGAAGCCATGTTTCCGTAATAATTACAAATTCGTTGGAGAAGACCTTTGCCTCCACCGCTCAAAACACCCTTCTCTAATTGTCCGCGGACATATTTTCCAGCCACGATTTCCACAACATGGTTGGATTTACTATACTCTTCTCCACTATCTTCAAACCATTTATTACCAAATTTAATAGTAATTGGTGGCATGATTTGTGATAATATGTCGAAACTGGTCAACTCTTTATTTTTCTTAAGAACAGATGTGTCTACTTTGTTAAATGCCATTAGCAAGTTCATTGCTGCGCGTTGGTCAAACTTTATATTTGGTCTAGTGAACCTATATGATCCTAGCAATGAATCTTGGAACACACCGATAATCGATGCGTTATTTGCTGGACTAATTATTTGATACGGCACTGCTGCCAAATTTTTCAATTCTGCCTCGGACTCCTCGTCTTGGGGCATGTGTAAATTCATTTCCATGAATCCCTAAAGTTTCCAATAGGGGCAGACTATACCTTAAGCCTTATCAAGTTGATTAAACTATCATATAAGACCCATAACCGTCTAGTCGTTGAACCTTCTCCGTTCTCTATCATAACGAGATTAGGAGCTTGGCTGCGGATCGCCCAATCCTTTACATTATTACCATTGGGTTCGGCAGTTAACCGAGTTCCTCACAGTTGTTTCCAACAGTGAGTGGTAGTAAAGGCTCTAAGGAGGTTTCCCGCAATTTGGTCATGTTGCTATGCGATTCTTTAAATTATTAATAAATTCTATTGCATCTTTTTTACTTTTTTCTAATGGAATGTGAACTCCTCCAAAATCAGCTTTAATTCTATCTATATAGACATACCAACCATATTGTTCATTACTTCTGTTTAAAGGCTTGATGTATTTTTCAATATCATCATCAATTTGTTTTATATCTTTAAACCTTTCTGCCTTTTTATCTTTGAAATAATTCACCACACCAATAGACAGTCTCTTTTTGCTTTCATCACTGTGAGTAAATACACTTCCGCCGTTCTTTAGATTATAACCATTAGGAAATAAACTATTCAGCTCTTTAATGTAATGTATCTCTCTTTCATCTGCCTTTTCTAATTCGCAACATTCAATTAACTCAACCATAAAATCTGTGACACCATACTTGCGTATAGCGTTGTTTAAATAATGTGATTGGTTTTTTTTTGTTGTGAAGGCTTCTGAAATGTGACATCTAAACCTTCCTTCATGTCCATATGGTCTATATCTCTTATGATTCAATATGTGAGAAACTGCCTGTCCTACATATATCTTACCATTTGAGATATTTGTGATTTTATATATTTCACAATATCTTTCGGTTGGGTTGTCTAATATTTTGTTTGATAGTCCTAAATACTTTGATGGTTCCATTATTATATTAGAATATTTTATTATTAAGTTCTTTTTATTTGAATCACATAACTAGGGAGTTGCACGCTTTTAACGCTCCCTGTTGGGGACAAAATGCTTTTACATATGTCTATCCCCATCGAAGTCAGCATTGTATGGTTTGGTGTCAGCAACGTTCATGCGGAAGGTATCACCCTTATACATGATAACTGCTATATGACACATCATACTCATTCTATGAAGGGTGGGTTGTCTGTTAAACAGAATACCATCTCCATCCATCATATGTCGGTGAACAATATCACCATATTCGAGTTGAATACTCTCTCTGTCTGCGTATCTGAGAGTAATCTGTTCTCCGTTTTTCTTTTCTAGAATCTTCGCTCCAGGATATTCATCTGGCCCGTTTCTTACCAATTTTAGTAGAAATTGCTTGTTCATAGCATTGACCGTTACGGGTTTAGTAATATTTTTAGCAACTTTGAGAGGAATACCTAGTTCGCGAATGGACAGATTTGGATCTGGAGTAATAACAGAACGAGCTGAAAAGTCAACGCGTTTACCCATCAAATTGCCTCTTACACGTCCGCCCTTTCCATTTAATCGCTCTTTAATGGACTTTAAAGGACGACCGGAACGCTGGGCGACTGAAGCTACACCGGGAATATTATTATCTACTTGTGTCGCAATATAATACTGAAGAACAGTGTGCCAGTCGTCAATAATATTGGAATTCGCATTCTCTTGAATTTTCTCTTGAAGTGTCTTGTTTGCCTTGATAATGTTTACCAAAATATGACTAATGTCATCCTCGCTGCGCTGTTGTCCATCCATCTTAATAGACGGTCTAACTGCGGGAGGAGGAACAGCCAATACTTGACAGACCATCCAATCTGGTCTTGAAAAGACCGGGCTGAAACCCATGAAATTCACATCGTCGTCAGATATGCGGCGCAAGATTTTCAATACAATTTCGGGTGTTAACTTCATATTTAATTTTTCTTTGTCGTCATCAGTTAGGCCATCAATGTTGTCCCATTCGGCAAACAACGTCGCTAAACCCTCCTTTCTGATTTTTTTAGGTTGTAGACAGCCGCATCCATCTTCGCTATCTTCACCACAACGACCAACTACGCTAGCCAACTTGAATACATAATTCCATCTCTCATCGCCAGTTAGTTTAAGCGCTTGTTTGTAATTTTCCTTACTGATCTTCAACTTGCTGCATTTAATACAAACACATCTTAATATTTTTATAATGGTTGTTAAGTATTGAATATAAAACACTGGTCTGGCTAACTCGATATGTCCAAAATAACCGGGTGTTTCCATGTAGTCTAATCCATCAGTTGGGCAAATTAATCCAGGTTCTAAAACACCCATGCGAGGATCGAACAGACCACCGATTACGGGCTTATTATTAATATATGTGTCGCGAGATGTAATTTCCGCAACTGAACCTTTGCGAATCTCATCTGGACTCAATATACTAAATTGAATACCAATAATCTTGGTACTCTTCTTCTTGGGAATTGTCTCTCTGAATTTGTTCGCCATGCTTCCTTATAATAGTATATTATATTTAACTAGATTTAAATCGTCAATTTTTTAATTTAATCAACAAAAATATTATAAAAAAAATTGAAGTTAAATATTAAAATTTGATTATACTATACAAGTATTTAACAATGCCTATTTCAAAGGACAACAAATCAAATAACCAGTCTAGACGTGTTTACAACACACGCTCTAGTAAGATGGAACAAAAACTAAAAAAAAATTCGGAGAGTGATAGCAGTGATAATGATGATGCCAGCACACACAGTGGAAGTGAAAGTGAGGAAGATGCTATGGATGTTCACGAGTATAGAAAATTTCTACAAAAAATATTCCCTTCTAAGAATTTGAAGAATAAGATCATTAGTGGTGAAAGATTGAAGAGAACTATTGAAAATGAGGAAGAGGGTGAGGAGGATGAGGCGGAGGAGGAAATTAAAGATACTAAAAAGAAGACAAAAAATACTGCTGTTGTTGCTGCTAAGAATAAGAATACAAAAACCGAAAATAAAAAGACTGCTAAATCTAATCACAAATCTTCGCGCGTAGAAGTCATTGAAGATGAAGAGGAGGAAGATGAAGAGAGTGAATACGAAACGGTTGATGAGGACGAAGAAGATGATGAAGATGAAGACGAAGATGGAGAATTCGAAGTAACTCGTCGTGGAAAGAGAGGATTCAATATTATCTTTACAATTGGCGATCCTATGCGCGATGAGGATGACGACGAGGATGATTCTGATTATGAAGACGAAGACGAAGATGAGGACGAAGATGAGGATGAGGACGAGGATGAATACGAAGATGAGGATGAAGATGAAGATGAAGACGATGATGAGGCGGATGTGGAAACTAACAAGAAAAACGCAAAGCTAGAAGAAGATATGACTAAACAGCAAGAAACAATTGATGCTATTCGAAAGACATTTACAGATATTCTAGAAAAAGACAAGAGCAACAAGATTGCGTTGGATGGATTAAAAGATCTTGAGACAAAGGAAAATAAATTAAAGAAACAACATGAAAAGAAAATGAAGTCTCAAAAGACGCGAAATGTCAAAAAATTCAAGAACTTGGTTAACAAGAAGAGTTTGATGAATGATTATAAATTCTTCAAGGAGAAGTTGACGATTGAAGAACAACAAAAAGTAATTCGCGAAGTGGAAGAGATTAACAAGGTTAACATCGTTCAAAAGCCATATCGCCTAACTCTTTTAGAATCGGATATTCCCGTCCATCTAAAGTCGATTGCTCTTAACAAGATTTCATCTCTTAGATCAATGGACCCCGGTAATGGCGAATACTATAAGATAAAGAATTGGGTCGATACCTTTATGCAGATTCCGTTCAATCGTTATAGAAGTTTACCTCTTACAATGTCGAACGGTATTGAAGCGTGTCATGAGTATATGGCAAAGTCAAAAGAAGTATTGGACCAAGCAGTTTATGGTTTAAATGATGCCAAAATTCAGATCATGCAAATGATTGGTCAATGGATTAGCAATCCAAATGCGGTTGGTACAGCTATTGCCATTAAGGGGCCTATGGGAACTGGTAAGACTACCCTAGTTAAGGAAGGTATCAGTAAAATCCTTAATCGTGAGTTTGCGTTTATCGCTCTTGGTGGTGCGACTGATAGCAGTTTTCTAGAAGGTCATGGCTATACATATGAAGGTAGCACTTGGGGCAAGATTGTAGACATCTTGGTAAAAACCAAGTCAATGAATCCAGTGATTTACTTTGACGAGTTGGATAAAATCAGCGACACGCCAAAGGGTGAAGAGATTGCGGGTATCTTAACGCATCTTACGGATACCACACAAAATAGTCAGTTTCATGACAAATATTTTGCGGAGATTGATTTCGATTTAAGCAAGTGTTTGTTTATCTTCAGTTATAATGATGAATCGCGTGTCAACCCAATTCTGTTGGATAGAATGTATAAGATTCAAACTGCTGGATATGAAAAGAAGGACAAGCGTACGATTTCGAAGAATTACTTGATTCCTAAGATTATTGAACAAGTGAATTTCAAGAGTGAAGATATAATCATTCCAGACGATACAATTGATTATATTGTGGAAAACTACACAGAAGGAGAAAAGGGTGTTAGAAATCTAAAGAGAAGTTTGGAAATTATTTATACCAAGCTTAATCTGTATAGATTGATGAAACCAGATTCCAAGTTGTTTGAACAAGAGATGACTCTCAAGGTTGAATTCCCATATACAGTTACTTCTGATATCGTAAAGAAGTTGATTAAGAAAGACGAAAAGTCTAATAATACCATATATGGATTATATGTGTAAACATTCTAACTAAAAACATTAGCACAAATATAAAAACATTAGCACAAATATAAAAACATTAGCACAAATATAAAACATTAGCACAAATATAAAAACATTTAAAAAATAATAATATAAAAACTCTTTTTTATTTATTATATTATTTAGGTGTATAATGGTAAATGGAAAGCATCTTATCTCTAGACTCGTTCAAATAGAAATGTATAATCTTAAGAATATTTGCCCATTTGTGTATAAAATAACGGATGACAAATATACAGTTCCATTACGTGGTTATTGTCTACAGATTAACAATAAAAATTTTATATGTGATAGTAATAACTCTAAACATTTTATCTCATTATCTAATTTTTACGCTACATCTGATAATAAAATTATACATAATGACAATGTTGACAAGCCATTAAGATTATCAAATGTATATTTTATAAATGGATATAACAACTATGTTCCTATCTTATCACATGTCGTATCTAAATATAATGTAACTTGTGATGTAGTATGTCAAGAAAACTGTAGCGATATATCCAATAATATGTGTATTAAATACATATTATCAAGAGAACAGAAACCGAGAGATACTACATCTGACACTGGATGTTAGATTTACCTTTTCTCTAAAATAAAAATAAAAACATAATACGCTATGTTTTTATTTCATAATTATAAATTCAAATTCAAATGTTTAATTTTCACATGGGTAAAAATAATTAAAATTCAGCGGGTGCCATCGTACGATTTCCACCACGTTGATTAATATAGTTTACTTGCTCTTGTGTGATACATGCGCATCCAGTGCTGGAAGAATAGGTGGAAGGGCAGCATTCAGGCTTGAATTCATTGTCGGCGAACATATACATTTCACCCTCGGGTAAAGGCACGGGTGTGCCCTTGTATTGAGACCACTTCGATTGAGTAGTACTGTATCCCATGCTTTTAGCGTATGCATCCGCACGGGTAGTCCAGCTGCTGGAAATATCACTTCCCATAGTCCAATCTAATGCCGCACCCATAACCGCCATACCTTCTTGGGCACTGATCTTGCTGCACGAGCATAATAGATGGCCGCTTAATAAAGCCCAGAC